CATTGTCTTGACCTCTTGGAGTTCTTGTATAATTAATATCTCCTGGATATAACTGTATTTTTTCCATTTCCTCATCAGTTAAATCAGGAAATTCTTTCTTCAGTTCTTGTAAAGGTACACTTTTAACTTCTCCTACATAGTATATATCCTCAAAGTTAGGATCTTCTGTATAAGAGTATATAATATCTACTGGATCTACATAATCTACTGTTATACCATTAGCTAGGTTAAAGTTTGTTTTACTACAACCAATTCCTAGTACAGTTAAATCATACGCTATTCTTCTTTTTGTTTGCTCATATTTATTATAGTCAAACACATTTGAAATAAGCTCTTCTTCCGCAATCTCTATAGCTTGTTTATATCTAAGCTGCATGTGTAAGTCAAGCTCTTCTTTATCTCTAGGTAGTTCCTCTACAGGAATACTAGTTCTTTTTAGATCGATACCTACGTTTTGATTTGCTTCTTCCATTAAATCACCAGCAAAAGCATCTTGAGCTATAGCTGTAGCATGATCAGTTCTTTGTTTTACAGCAAATGGATCTGACGCGTGAGATCTTATCTTGTAACCTTTATCCGTCATACCATTTACAACAATATCAACAAACTTAGATAATACCGCTATTGGTTTCCAATCTAAATTAAGATAAGACAAGTCACCGTTTATAGATAATTCGTCTTTATATTTTTTTACGCTTTGTTCTCCTCTTGCGTATAATCTCAAGTTGTGAAAATACTGCCAATTACTAGCGAATCTACCTCCAGAAGTAGAATCTCTGTCTCCTCTAAACCATTCATTTTCTATAGCTCTTCCTACGTCACGTCCGTATTGGTAGCTTTCTTTCTCTTCGTCAGAAACTATTTGGCTTGGAAAAGTATTATTTGAAGTCGTATAAATCATTTATTCTATTATTTTTGAAGAGTATCCTTTGTTATCATATTTCTTAAATCCCAATGGAACTACTGTTTTAACCTGATTAAAAACAGGTGTATATCTATTTTTGTTACAAGCCATTAGAGCAAGTCCAGAACTTATAGAAGCATCATGACTAGTTCTATTGTTTATATTAAATCTAGCCCAGTCTTCTAATGTTCTCTGGAAATACATATCTCCATATCCTTGATCAGTCTTACCAACGTAAGTGTTTATATAAGTTTCTATAGCTGAAGCGTGAGCTTGCTTTATATCCTCACTTGAGTTAGGTATACCACCTATTTCTTTTTCTGTTATTGATAATTTATTCCAAACCTTATCAGGTCTATTCATTGAAAAACCTCTATAACCTCTTCTTTTAAAATGATATAATAATCTAGGTTTATTGTTTTCACAGAGTATAGGCATGCCATAAAATACACAAGCCATTAATACATCTTCAAAGAATATCTCAGCGGTTTGAGGTCTAGCTATGTATTCTAAAAAGAATTGATTAGGTGGAACATCTTCCATGCTAAACTTAGTTAAACCTGCTAAAGCTCCATTAGAACCTCTCTTATCAACTGTACCTGATATATCATAACTATCACAACCAAAAGCACCGCAGTGCTCATTACCTGGATATTTAACTCCATTCTTTACTATCACACGGTTTTGTAGATTAACAGGTGGAACCCAAGATATTTTAAATCTACCATCTTTGTTTGGTATAAATACAACCTTTGAATCTAGCTTAGCGTTCTCCCATTGAAAAGTACCAGTGGTAACTATTGATGAGTTTCTAAGATCTACATTGTAATCTATTTGTTCGTATATTTTCGTCAGGTTAAATAAAGACTCTTTTGCTTCGTCTCTGAATGCATGCTCTTCAGTTCTTGGAAATTGTCTATAAAATTCATTTAACCCGTCTTGATCGTCTTTTAATCCTTCTACTTCATTCTTCCAAAACTCTATAACACCTATTTTTATTGAATCACCAAAAGAATCTATTACATCTTCTTTCTTGGGTGTATCGAATACAGGAAAGCCATAAGAATCGATGTATCCTTCGTAGTTCCATTCCATAGGAATGAACAAAGAATAGAGTCCTGAACTAGTCTGCCCGTTGCGGTTCCTCTTTGTAACGTCTGATCCATTGTATAATTGTTTGAAATTTTCACCACCTTTATCTAAAGCATTTGATGTTGATCCCATCATACACTTTCCTATAATTCTAGAACCTAATCTTAGCGTTGTTTTCGTAACCCTCCAGTTGTTGAGGATGTTGTTCGGCCTTTCCCATTTCCCACTTTCATCGTGGACGAGGAGTTTGAGTTTCTCACCGTCGTACGCATTATCACCGGTGTTCTTCCAATCGATGGTGGTGTCCAGTCCGGTAAGCGTCTCGGTTTGAGTTTTCGAATCGAGTCCCCTACGGGTAAGTTTCGAGGCGGGTACCCTGTACGCGAGTTCTGTCTTCGGCCTGTCCATTCCGTCCTGGATTGGTTTAAAGAAGAACGGAAAGTTAACACTGATGGGTACAACTTTATCTGTGAACATTTTCTTTGCATCGGCTCCAGATTTGGACAATATCCCAAACCGTGAATCGCTTGATATTGTGGCCATGTTAACCGCCTCCCCAGACGCCATGAATGAAAATCCGCTACGTCTATTCTTGAGATATGACATACCATAACATCTTCTGTCTGCCTTACAAGCCTCCCAGAAGATGTAAAATAACCTGTTCGACTCTCTAAAGTCTGGCTTCCCAACATCAATCTTGGACCACTGCAAGTACATGTACTGAGTACCAGTAATATAAGTAGGCTTGTCTTTGTTAAAAAACCAATAACCTTTTTCACGTCTTTGGAACTCTTCTTCAATATAGTCATACCATTCTTCTTTAAATTGTTCAGAGTAATTCTTCCAATCAAAAACAGTTTTAATATTTTTTAATTCTTTAGGGTACTCAGCTGCCCTCCACTTATTGCCGTCCATCATAGCCACATCAGTGGCTTTTGGTAAGGCTATTACAAGATTTTGTATCTCATATATCTCTCCAATCTCTCCATTTTTACTTATAACAACCATGTCATGCTCTTCGTCATAACCGTATTTCCATTTCTTAAACTTATTATTTCTATTTAAGACCTTGGTTTTTACGTGTTTAGGTAAAACCTTGTATAAACTTTGCTCGTACATTATTTAGATCTACCTTCAGCGAATCCTTTAAAAGCTTTTTCTTCTTTAACTTTATTAGGTTTCTCGTTAAGAATATTGTCTTCTTCATCAATACGTTTAAGTATTTCAAAAGCATCGAATATTGCTAGCTTCTTTGTAGCCGCAGCATTTTTAAGTTTATCAGCAGTCAGATCATCGTCTGAATCTACAATAAGTTCTTTTGCCACTTTAACTAATTCAGCTATCGCGATGTGCCCAGCTTGGATTATACTCAATTTGGTTTCCTTGGTGTTCATATTTGATTACAATATCATTAGATTTCATACAGAAAACTCTATGTTCATCAACGATAAATTCCCATTCACTATTAGGTGTAAAACCTACTACGTCTCCTGGGTTAATATTAAGTGCTTCTAAGGACTTATTACCATACTTTAGTATACCAATAAGCTTTTGCTCTTTATCGTTCGTTAGAATGTCTTCGTTCTTTAGAGGCATCACAAAACATCTGTCACCAAATGAGATCCAATCCTCTGTATTCTTATACAAATATATTTGATCAATAGCGCAGAAGTATAAACCATCTTTAAAGTATGACCTACTATTCTTTTTAACACCTTTCATATCATAGAATACTCTAAAAACATTATGATGTATTAATACTATATCTCCTTTTTTTATACTTGTCTTAAAAGCTTTTGGTGTTTCCACTACAACCGCTAAGTTGTTAACAGATTTAAAACTTTCTATCTTAGTGTTTAAAACCAAAGTCTTGTCACCAATCTTTATCTCATTTTCGTATCTATCACCAAGAGGCTTGATGATGAAGTCGTACAAGCTCTTCATTAATACTCTAAATCGTATTCAACAGATATTGCCATGTTAGAATTAAATTTCTTCCATGGCATTACCTCATCTTCTTTTTTAATGTATATACTGTAAGAGTTTGATTCTTGATCGTGTAGTATAGCTGTAATAGTATGTCCACCATAAACATTCTGCCCAACTGCGTAATGCATGGCATCGTTTTTATAGTCAGAACCTATACTGATCTTTCTTACAATAGAACTCATTATGCTTTTTGCATAACAGGCTCATCTTCTTTTTCAATAGTCGTATAGCTACCATCTGAAAGATCAATATTAACTTGACCGTACTCTTCTTCTAATTCTTTCTTAGTAGCTTCTAAAACTTCAGTTGCTTCCATCTGTATCTGTAAAGCTTCATACTTTTTACTTTCA